AAAAGTAACTAAGGGTCTTTTAGCATTTTTGGGAGAAGAACCAGCGACTATTGGTGAATTTGAAGCCCGTATGGGGGACCTTGTTCTTGCTAGATTACAAAACTTTTCAGGAGCAATATCTGAGGGAGAACGTAATTTTTTAATCGACCAATTAGCAAATTACTTACGTAGTGGTGAAAGCAACATAGCACGTTTAAAAGTTATTTTAGAAGACGCTGAAGGTTTAATAAATGATGGTATCATATTAGGAGAGTCCTCTAGTTGGGAAGAATACAATAAAGCAATCGTACCTAATTTTGATTTTGTTCCTGAAGGGAAAAGAGATGATGCTAAAGCATCTTTTTATAACAGAGACGTTACTCTAAGACAACTAAAAGAGATGTATTCACAATGAGCACTTTTGCTGAAGATTTAGAAGAGTTTAAAAAGCGAAAAGATCCTAGCACTTTATCTTATCAAAACACTTTAAAACAAGAGCCGCAGACGTCTTTTGCAGATGACCTTGCCAAGTATAAGGCTAATAAAGGGACATCGTATAATCCATCGGGGCTTACTCCACAACCGGAACCCGGACAAAACCAAGAAACAGATGTTCCTCCAGCAGAAGACCCTAATTGGCTTCAAGAAAATTTAGGAATGCCTATGAGTGCTGGTTTTGGTGCTATTGGTACAATGGCTGGCGTACCTTTTGGTCCTGCAGCTATGGCAGGTTTAGGTATTGCAGGAAGTGCTTTTGGTGAAGGTCTAGGCACGTATATATCCGAAACAGAGTACAAAGATTTAAACCCTGAAGAAGCCTTACAAAAAGCAGTAGTCAACGCAGGTTATAGCGTAGGTTTTGACATAGCAACTTTAGGTTTAATGTCTAAGCTTGGTCCTGCATGGTACAAAGCTAAAGAAGTATTAGGATTTTCGGTAGAACAAACTTTAAAAGATGCTGCAGATACTGTATTTGGTGTGGGTAGTAGAGAGTCTTTATTAGTGTCTCAAAAAATGTTGATGGAAGGCGGAGCTACTTTACTACCTTCGCAAGTCAGAGGAGAAGGTTTAGACGCTTTTAAAGAACAGGTCGCTAATGTTGGTCTTATCTCAAGAGGAACAATGGACCAAAACCTACAAGCAGTTAACAACGTAATCCAAGAGCAGCTTATAACTATAACCAATAGAAATGCTGCTGGTTTTGGTAACGCTCCTTCTGAAATGGGGGCTGCTATGCACCAACTAATACAAGCAGGGGACCAAGCGATAAAAGACCAGTACGTTGCTGGCTTAGATGACATAATTAAAAACGTAAGTGGTTTACAACGTGTTGACGCAGGATCTGTTTCTGAGCCAATAAATGCTTTTCTAAAAGACCAGAGAGGAGAAATAGAACAAAAACTTAGTAAAGAAACTGTAGCTTTTTTAAGCGACCAGTTTAGAAAGTACGAAATACTTGCAAAAACATTTGCTCCGGGTAATACAGTACCTTTAACAGACTTAATACAGTTAGATAAAAACTTTACTAGAGACATATCAGCAAAGTTTGGTTCAGGTAGCTCACAAAGAAACGACGTTATACACTCTGAATTAAGCAGTGCTGCGTCTGAAGTTCGAGAAGCTATTTATAACGCAATTAAAGAAGTTAACCCAGAACAAGCAGAAGCTTATAGACTTTTAAAAGACGCTTATAGAGAAAGTGTCAATGCTCTTTTTCCTCCTATAAACTCAACTTTTGTAAAACAAGCCAACAAGGGTAGTTTTATTGGTTTAGGCAATTTAGCAGCAAGAGCCACAAATGTTGATCAAGTTATTAACATGAAGGCTAGTTTAAAAAGGGCTTTTCAAGAGGCAGCGAAAGACCCTGAAGCTTTAGAAAAGTTACCTTTTAATAGCGTAGCAGACATAGACCAACTATTTAAAGAAGGGTTTTTGTCTGCAAAAATGTCTACTGTTTTTGGAGATAAATTTGTAGCGTCAGATTTAAAGACTCTTGCTAAATCACTAGATATTCCTTCTGAGGTTGAGAAGTTTAAAGTTATACTTGGTAAAGACTACGGAAAATTTCGTCAAGTTATGAACACCGTTATAGAAACTTCTGAGTCAGCATCAGGAGACTTTGGTGCTCTTTTGCTACGAAGTGCTGAAACACAAGGTATTAAAGGTATTGGTAATACTTTGGTACAAACTGTCGGTACAATAGGAGGAGCAAGTGCCGTTGCAGCAGGGACTGTTTCTGCTACTAATCCTATAGTTCTAAGTGGTGTGGCTGCGTTGTTCGTTCCTCAAATATTTGCAAATATAGTTACTAATCCTAAATACGTAAACAGGCTAATAGGTTTAGCAGGTAAGAAAAAAAGTTCTGGACTAGAAGCCACAAATGTAGCCGTACAATTACTTGTGTCTGACGTTATTCAAGAGTTATCTGAAGAATCTCGCAAAGAAATGGTAGAATACTTGATAGCCGTTGCTCAGGACACTTAGGATCTAATAAATGGGAATGTTAGACGACATTCGTAATACTCATAAAAGAGTATCTGATAGACAACGTGAAGAACGTGATATGTACGAAAGAGGAGAAATAAATCCTTTGCAGTACGGTCTAAGAACTTTCGGAAATGCTGTCGATGCTACTATTGGTAATGTTGCTGATGTTGGTTTAGATTACGTTGTTCCAGATGCTTTAGTTGAAGGATTAGCCCAGACTGCTCCTGTTACCGCTGCAAAAAAACTTGTACAGCCTGTGGTTACGGCTACTGAGCCATTATTGACTTCTTTAAATAACTCAGTTGATTTATATCCCGGTGCTGGAAGAGATGCTGAAGCTCTTTTGTCTTCAGCCAGTGTCTTTCCTTTAGTGTCTGGTGTAAAAAAAACAAGAGATGCTGCTGATCGTGTAAACGAACTTACTGGTAAAGACTCTGGTAAAGGAATGCTTCTTGGTTCTGCTAATAATGTCATAAGCGGTTACTATGGTCCTGATAGAGCGTTTAGCGTTGCTTCTTGGTTGCCTACGCAAGTAATAAATACAGTAAAGGACATAGCTTCTCCAAGCTCTAGGGCTAAATATAGAGAAGCTGGTATAACAACCAGTACCCAAAATATTGTTAAAAGGGCTTTGGATAGAACTGTTGAAGCTAAGACAGACGCATATAACAAGATAACCGACGCTTTGATTTTAGCTTCTCAGAAAATGCCTGATGAACCATTACTAGGTCTTGTAGGTGTTGGTGTAAAAAATATAAAACAAAAGTTGGATGAACGTGCTCCAGAAAAGAAAGGAATAGACAGAGCCGTAGCTCAAATTCAGTATACTTCAAGAATACACAGTCAATCAGGAAGAAAAGGTAATACAGAACTTTTAGACGAAATAATGCGTAGGTCTGATTTAACTGATGCTGTTACGTACTATCCCGGTGCTTATGCTGACTTAATAAAAACCAACAGACTAAAACCGTATCCTTTAGATGGTAAAGGTAATGTTAAGAAGATGCCTGAGTACCTACCTAATGAAGATCTTTTTACTATCGAAGAACACTTCGGAAGAGCTTGGACAGAACCCGGAAAAATAAACCCGTACAAAACAGTCCCCTTTAAAGAAGCAGACTCTCCAATACTTGTTATTAAGAATCCGGGGGTAGGTAAAGCAGCAACAGGCAGACACCACATGGACGTTTTGGTTCATGCCCCTTTCGTTAAAGAACTTGAAAGTATATTTAACGGTAGATCAAACATATCCCCTGATGAATTATACGAAAAACTAAATTCGGTCGCTCAAGAATCTAAAAAATTACCAGACAGAAAGTTTCATTTTTCAGTCCCAGAAACAGGTCCTTTTGCAAAGAACAAAGGCAGAACAAAAGATGGAGGAGTTTGGATAACAGGGTCACGGGCTGGTTCAGCTATTACAGAAGGTGGTATAAATTACTTAGTGAAAATAACACCAGACGGTAAAATGATTGGCATTATGTCAGACGAACATAATCTGTTTGAAGGTATGGCGGGTAAAGTTCAAAAATATTCTTTAAACACAGTACCAGCACTTGCTACTGTTAAAGCAGTAATACCTAATAGGCTGGTAGCAGTAACACCTCCTATGATACGAGATATGGTAAATTATTGGAAAAAAGAAGGAAAACTAGACAGAACACATAAGCATCCACAAGGAACAAAAGACGACAGAACTTATAAAGAAGTTTTAGAACCTATTGTAGACTTTGAGCCTAGTAAAGAAGTTTTAGCAGCCGAACAAGCAAGGCAAAGAGGTCTTTTTACAGCAGGAGGTGGTTTAGTTCTTATGGGGGAAAACGCTGAAGAATAGGAGGCCCGTTAAGGCCCCTACGTTCTACTATTTTTATTCTGGTAGTCACTAATAGCAGCTTTAATAGCGTCTTCAGCCAACACAGAACAATGTATCTTCACAGGTGGTAACGCTAGTTCTTCCGCAATCTGTGTGTTCCTGATACTACCTGCTTCTTCCAGAGTCCTGCCCTTGACCCACTCAGTCAGCAGGGAGCTAGACGCAATGGCACTACCACACCCGTAGGTCTTAAACTTGGCGTCTTCAATAATGCCTTCGCTGCCTACTTTAATCTGTAGTTTCATTACGTCACCACATGCGGGTGCTCCCACCATCCCAGTACCCACGTCTTCGTCGTCAGCGTTTAGCTTACCGACGTTCCGTGGGTTCTCGTAGTGATCCATGACTTTATCACTGTAGGACATGACTTATATCTCGCAACTGTTACCAGTACAGGCTAACTGCTGTGACCCTTCAGTCATGTCAGATTCTTCTGAGACATTCCAGTTGATCTCCGTTGGGAAATCCTTGACCATAGCCTCATAAGTCTCTTTGTCCACAGGCTCGTAAGGTGCTTGCTGGTACGTGTGTTCTGCGTAAGGCAGGAAGCTAATGCCACTTACCTTGTCGAACTTGTTGTACAGCCACTGTCCTACCTGTAGAAACTCATCGTCCTTGTAGTAACACGTCATGCTTGGTTTGTGTTCACACCAGTGGTCCTGATACGTTTCCCAGAGACATAGCTGTTCCATAGCACCCATATCAGGAGCAACCACAGCGTTCTCAGGAGAGCGTATGGGGAACGAAAAGACCTTAGTCGTAGGGGAGGTTACGTCTTCCTCTACAGGCACTCCAGCGGCCTCCAGAACGCTACACAGAGGATCTCTGGCGTCAGCCCTAACCCTACGTATGTACTGCTCTGCGTATCTAGGGTGTATCCCAGACGCACTGTCCACTAGCTGACTCACTGTGCCGCTTGGCTTAACAGCAGTGATAGCAGTACTAGCGTTAATACCAAGACGCTTCGCCCACTTACTGTTAGTCTTGATAGCTTCGTCTTTAAGTTGCGTAAGCCAGTGCTGTAGTTCTGCACGTCCTCTTCTCCCCGACATCACTGGATGATCCATGATGCCTGTTAGTGATACACCTAGTAGTGCTTCTTCTTCCGTATTGTCCTTCCATATCTTTCTTAAGTACCTAAAGTTAGTCAGGGTAGCCTGTAGCGTACCTAATACAGCCGCTGACCTAACCTTTAGCCTGAGTCCCTGTAGTGTGTCGGACGACCGTATGACAACCTCAGACAGATTACAGAACTGATATGGCCTGAGGATAATCTCAGAGCAGGGGTTAGTACCAAAGTCTACCTCTGCGTCCCTACGTCCATTCCTAGCAGCCTGTGCTTGACTAGCGACACGGCTAAAGACACCACGTTCACCAGAGCGTGACTCGTACAGACTCTGCCACTCGTTGAGGAATGCTTCAAAGTCTGGCTTCTCTGTGTAACAAGCTGAGTTATTAGCTAAACCACGTTGAGGGTTATCGACCCACCACTGCCCTGACTTGCTTCGTCGGATTCTGTCGTCAGTGAGGTTACTGAGACTGATGAGAGCAGATCGCCTGACACCTCCGACGACGACAATCTGTGCAATCTTACAGCAGAGATCGTGACACTCGATGGAACTAAGTCTCCTTCCAGCAGCCGTCCTAAAAACTTCAACGGTGAATAGGAAGAGATCGACAAGAGGCTCTGGACCAGACGCTCTACCTCCAAAGGTTCTAAGGGCTGACCCTGCAGGTCTAACTCCAGATACGTCCCACTTTGGAACCTGACCAGAATACAGCATTGCAATAAGTTCCCTGAATGCTTTTGCCCATCCAATCTTAGAGTCAGTGACGTGTATAACTGTATCGGTATCATAAAACTCCTCTGCAACTTCTGGTAACTTACTAACGTACTGACGCTCTACACTAAACCCGACACCTGTGCCGCACATAAGTACGTACATCATTTCGTCAAAGGCTTTAGGGTGATCTATGGGTAGATAAGAGCAGTTAAAGCCAGCCACATTGTCTCTTGACAGAGCTTCTCCAGCAGTCATCAAGGCCCTCATGCTGGGCATAACTTCCAAGCTGTGTATCTGTTTGTACAGGTCTTTAGCTTCTTTGCTAGTTAGCTTCTCTTGTGTTACCCAGAAGTCCAAGTAACGGTTCACTGTCTCTTCCCAAGATTCCCGACGTTGTTCTTCCGGTAGGTAACGGGCGTACCTAGATTTATGTATGTACTGCTGGTAGGCGTCCATTAGATTTCATATTCTCCTTGTGTTATGATAGACATCTTTATTTGGTCCAGTAAAAAATACAGGTCCTGTGCTTCTAGGTTAGTTGACACTACTACGTAGTCGTCTGACTTGATAATACAAAAGGCTTTATCGTAGTCGTCCAGTTTCTCTGCTCGTGTGATTGCTTCAAAAACTTTGGAGACTCCGGTTTGTTTACCGAAGCCCCCGTCAATAACTTTCATCACTCCTCCTCTACTGCTTCAATAAGACGGTCCAAGTACCAACGGGCCTTCTTAAGATCCTCTATTGGATTAGTTTTGTACTTCCAACGGTGGAGGTACTTGAGGACTGAACCTTCGTAGTAGTCCATTATCCCTGTCTCACCAAGCTGCTGCTTGATGTATTCAATAGCCTCAACTTGACCATTGTTGTAATGGGCTGGTCGGGTAACAGCGTCATAAGCTTTGTCCCATTCTTGTGAGGTAGCGTCGTCAATACTCATCTTCGTCCTCCTCTTCATCTGTCAGTTCCTCTTCAAATTTATCCAGTCTGTTGATTAGCTTGTCTTCA